AAGAGCCCATAAGAGGCTATGGAGTCCGCATCAGAAATACTGTAGGTGCTGCCATATCCTGTGGCGTAGCGATAGATAAGGCTGTTACGCAAGCGAGCAGTTTGAGTTGTTGAGCTGATAGAGGTCGGTGTTGCATACGCGCCATCGATGTTAGTAAAGCCATTTGCTGCGAGATAGTTAGATCTGTGATCTGCGTCATCATAGCTAACATTCCCGTCTTTTTCTTCATGGAGCTGACCGAGTGCGCTATTGGCAATCTGATCTGCAAGGGTTTGTGACTTAGCGGTTGCGTTAGCAGCCAAAGCAATCATTGTGTAGAAGCCTGTGTCAATAGTGCCTATGTAAGATTCAGCCTCATCCCATGTCGTAGTTGCTGGGTAGGTATCCCATGTGACAGTAGGTGTAACTTCTGCCCATGACAGGTTAAGAGCTGCGCCTAGAATATCTGCGATCTGTTCGCCGTCTAATTCTTCTGCAAGGGCTGTGTTAAAGATAGCCTTAGTTAATCTGGCAAGTGAGCCAATGCCTAAGATTGTGCCTGTGGTGATGTAGCCGCTTTCTTCTGGGCTACGCACACCGATGTTAAAGTCTGAGACCTCGCCACCGAATACAGTCACATAAGTGCCAGAGCCGTTTTTTAACTCTAGGGTGATTGGCTCTGTGACATTGATGGTAAAAGGTGCATTATTCGTATTGATGATCTCTACTCGGCAGTAACCTGCCGTAGGTTGGCGATCGATGTCTAAGCGACCAGATGCAAAAGAAACAGAGGTAACAGTCGTATAGACATCATCACCTACTGTTACTCGCCATTCTGGAAGCCATGTCATGCGATTGTGTAGCCTCTCAATGTGCCGCGTGTAGCCGCATCTGTGAGGACTTGGTCAATTGCTTCCGCAATAGCGTTAGGGTCACCAATGCCTGTGTTAATTGTGATGTTATAAGCATTAGCCGCCTGAGCTGCATAGCGTGATCCACTTACTGCGCCCGATACACCCGCTCCACCTGCTAAACCTTGCAATAGAGATGAGCGAGCAATTGCTTCTAGGTCTATTGTTGAAGCCATAGAAGATGGTGCTGCTGCTGCGTTTTCCATGTCTAGAAGATCTGCAAAAGCATTAGCGCGAGCTGCTGCTGCATCTGCGTATTCTAAGATTGCCTCGATTGAGCCGCCTGTTGTGGAGATGGGTGCTATGTAATCTCCTGCTGGAATGCCAGAGCCTAGAGATGCACTTGTCGGGACTTTAGACTTAGAAAGTAAATCAATTTGAGCCAATAAGCGCAAGGCTTCTTCAAGGTTGCTAATGTTTATAAGGTCTTTAGGCTTTAGACTGTCAAGAATAGATTTAATGTCTTGAAGTTTTATATTTTGCATTCCCAATGCGCCAAGGACTTTAAGGTCTGCATTTAGTTTAGCCGTAGCAGCAATGATGGCTGCTTCATCCTTTGAGGCAATAGCATCTTCTAGAGCAAGGATAGAACGCTTGACATTTAGGCGAGCAGTATCGTTAGCAATCTGCAAGATTTGTGATGAAGTAGTTGCCTTGCCTAATTGCTCAGCCTGAGAGGTTAGGGCTGCTGCAATCTGGATCTTGTCCATGTCAAAGACTTCGCTACCCTTGTTAAGAGCAAGGTTAGCCTTGTCGATTGCATTAGCAAGTCGTTTGTCCTTTAGGATCTTGGCTTGATTAGAAGCTTGAACACCTGTAAGTTTTGCCATTGCCGTAGCATTCTTTTTAGCGATTGCATCTGCTCGCTGAGTATCCTGTGAGGATACAGTCATTGAGATGTTACCGAAACCTTTACCATCGCCGAATAAACCGCCAGATGGAGCAAAAAAACTAGGATTCTTAAAAATGTCTTTTGTGATCTGGATGAACTTTCCAGTCTCGCGCAAAAAGCCAGCCATTGCTTCGGCAGCTCGATCGATCTTACCGATTAAGTCATCGATTGAAGATGAGTTAGACGCAGTCACAAAAGCATCTACTAGACCTTTGCCGATAGTTTCTTTAGCGTTATTTCCTGCAACAGTTAATTTAGCTAGTGAACCTGCATAGGTATCTGCTGCTGCTGTTGCTTGCCCTGCAAAAAGTGTCGCTAGGCGTGCTTGGATTTCCTCAAATGATGAAGATGTGAGCTCTGCCCTTGATAGTCCAACGCCTAAGCGACCAAGTGCTTGAGTTTGTCCAAGGTATGCTTTTTGTAAGCTTTGTGAAACCTGTGTAAGGCTTTTACCTGTACCTGCTGAAATGTCTAATGCAAGTCCAAGCAATTCTTGAGACTTGGTAACATCACCTGTTGCACGAAGCAACCGATCCATGGCTGGACGAAGCTCATCATCAAGCACGCCTGTTTGTAATTCAAGCCGAGAGATAAAGCCATTAACTGTGCTGGCATTTGAGCCGTAAGCAAGTCCTAAATTCTTAAGAGTTTGACCTAATGCTCTGGCTGCCTTGTCATCTTCTGCAAACGCCTTAACGGATGCTTTACCGAATGCAAGGATTTGTTTAGTACCGAATGCTAAAAGCAAGCCACCTGCTAATTTTTTGACACTCTTATTAAGTTTATCTGTTGAAGTTTCTGCTTGCTTGAAAGCCTTTTTACCCGTAAATTCTGCGGCAATGTTAATGGCTACATTACTCATGCGGCTCTCCTTACATCTACAATGGCTGTTCTACGATTGAACTTTTGTGTAGTGTTTTCAATAGATTTAAACACGGCGGCATTAGCGCGACCTTGGGTTTTAGCCCATGCTCTAAAGATTAAACGACCCATCATGCGATGATCCCCACGGCGATTAGGTCCATATAGTTGCCCTAAGTTAGAAATAAACTGATTACCTGCATAAGGATTGTTAGAGCGTGAAACACCTTTAGACGCTCCACCTGCTTTAGGTCCGACCCAATCCTGACCTTGACCATTTTTACGACCAGCAGTCTCAAAGATCGCACCTTGCATAGATTTATTCTGAATGCGTATTGCATTAACAAAACCTGCTTTATTAGGTTTTGATGCTGATGTTTTATAGATAATTCCTCTACGGATCTCGGCTGCATCATACTTAGGAAAGCGCGCACCTTTAGAGGTTTCTCGCTTAGCCCAGCCAGACATAGGCGATGCTAACGGCACATAAGATCTAGCTTCATTAACAATAGGCTTAAGAACTGCACCAAGCTCTTTGTTCAATTCTTTTGCTAGATCAGGTGCATAAGTATTCAAGGCTTTCTTAAGAGCGACCGCGCCTACTACCTCTGTTGGCATCGCTCACCTCTTTCGCTTCATCTTTAAGCCCTTGCACTAATGCATCGAGCATGACTTTGTCTAGATCTAACAATTGCTGTGGCGCGATTCCCAACCTAATGCTTAGCCTAGCAATCAGGTAGGTGAATGGAAGATCGCGCTTTAAGCTAAAGGGTCTGAGTCAAGAACCTCGACACTCTTAAGTGTCTCAATAAACTCAATACCAAAAGGCTTAACAGTTTCACCTGATCTGCGTGTTACTTCCCATGCTAACCAATAGACATCGCTTTGCTTTTCTTCATCGCGAAACGCCTTATGGAAGCCCTTTTTAGCGTACATTTCAAAGCTATATTCAACCGCTGGGGTGATTTCGCCTTCTAGTACGCTTCCATCTGTACGAACTATCTTTAGTTTTGCCATGAGTTTGCCCCTTTATAGTTGGTTTAGAATGTGCCTGTTGTTGCTACTGCAACTGTTGAGTTACATGTGAATGTAATTGACTGTGTGCCAATATCGCCTACAGCACCATTGATATCTGTGGTGTTATTGACGAGGATTGAAACAGTATAGAGAGGGTTAGTCGCTGAAACTGCTGTTCCCTTTGTCTGTAGGAATACTGCTGTGACTGTTGTTCCCCATGCAGCTTGTAGTGTTGCCAATACATTTGTAGCTGCTGTGTCATTCAAAAAGTCGATAGTTACAGTAGAAGATTCCAAACCTTTTACAAATTTGTGAGAGGTATCGCCCATTGCACTTACCTCAAGCTCATCAAATGTGCGGTTAATTGTTACTGCTGTGACATGGTCTGAAAGATCGACTGAGTTGATCTTCACGCCCACATTGTTATTTAGAAATACAGCCATGAGATTATTCCTCGTCTTTCTTAGTAGTTACTGGCTTTGGTGCTGGTGTGCTTACTTGCCCGATTTTCTTCAGGAAGTCAGCGTTTTCTTGTTC